TCAGTGACTCACCACCACCGCCAGCCCCTTCAGCCCCGGCCGGTACGGCGTCTCATTCCGCCGCATCGTGACCCGGATCTGCCACTGCTGGAACGTCCCCAGCACCGCCGTCCCCGGCGCCTTGGCCACCCAGCTGCCCCACACGCTCCCGTTGTGCGTCCGCACCTCAAACTCCCACGCCTGGGCCGCGTCGCCCTCCGCGGCCGTGTAGGGCGGCATCAGCATCCCGATCCGCGGCGGGCCCAGGCTCACGATGCCCCACGCGTCCGCCTCGAGGCTGGGCGCCGTGAGGTCCAGGTCCTCGATCGCCAGGTCCTCCGCGTCGTTGCACGTCCCCGGCCGGAACGTCAGCTCGCGGGCCTCGAGGGTGGTGAGGTCCACCTCGGGCCCCAGGTACACGCCGTCGATCGACGCGTCCACCAGCCGCAGCCGTGAGTCCTCCCACACCAGGTTCGTGAGCGTGCCCTCGCTGTCCAGCGCGAACACCTTGGTCGCCTCCACCGTGTGCCCGACGTGAACCGCCGGCGACGCCAGCGTCACCACCGCGGCCGCCTTGCTCAATCTCCCCGTCGCGTTGATCGACCGCACCCAGAACGTGCAGCTCCGCCCCGGCGGCAGCTCCAGCCCCGCGATCGACGTGACGCCCGCGGCGACGCGCGACACCACCAGGCAGTCCTCCGCCCCGCCATTGACCGTGCCCACCACGGTGCCCCCGAACAGCACCTGGTACCCCGCGGCGCCCGTCACGGCCGTCCAGCCCAGCGTGTACACGTTCCCCGACGTCTGCGTGAGGCTCGCACTCGCCGGCGCCGCCAGGGCGGGGTTGCTCAGCCCGAACGCGATCGCCACGATCGGCGCGTCATCGTCATCGGGGCTCATCGCCGCCCCGGCCGTGCTCACCGCGATCACCGTGAACTCGTACGCGCGGTCCAGGTCGAAGACGTCCACCACGGTGCCGCTCATCGACACCACCTGCTCCGCGTAGCGGATCCACCCCAGCGTCCCCGCCGGCCGCCAGTACACCTTGAACCACGCCGTGTTGAACCGGTCCCCCGCCGCCTGCGTCCACGCCAGGCTCACGCGCGTGTCGCCATCGACCACCACCTCGGTCGCCGTGAGGTTCTCAACCGGCCCGGGCGCCGACGTCGGCGCGTCCAGGCTGCTGAAGTCCGGCAGCTGCACGTCGTAGTCCTCACGGTCGTAGATCTGCGGGTCATACTCAACCCCCGAGATCTCCCACCGCTGCCCGCCCGTGTCAACCGCCCGCACCGACGTGCACATGAACGGCTTGGCCACCTTGTCCTCGGCCCCCAGCGAGTACTCCGAGTACGTCCCCGGGGCCGCCGCCAGGGGCGTGTCCAGCGTCAACGCCTCGCCCGCGGTGTACGTCCCCGCCGGCATGTCGATCGCCCGGTCCTCCACCAGCCCATCGGCGATGTGCACGAGCTTGACGAAGTAATCCACGCCATCCTCGAGCGTGACGCTGCGGTCCAGCACCAGGGCCGCCGACGTGCTCCCGCTCTCGATCCGCCCGCTCGCCAGCCCCCAGCCCGGCAGGCTCATCGCCACGTCCGCGCGGTCCCCCGGCTGCGTCGCCACCACCGGGCGAGTGGTCTCAAACGTCACCGCCTTGGTCAGGAACCGCTCCCGCTTCAGCATGTACACCAGCTCATCGAACACCTGCTCGGGGTTCGTGACGCCCTCCATCCGCACCGACCGGTTGTTGACCTGCTCCGCGTCGTCCCCGCCCAGCCACAGCTCGCCCACCTGCGGCCACGTGATGGCGTCGCCGCGGCCCTGCGTCTCTTCGTTCTCAAACTGCACCGTCATCTGGTTGGCGCGGTTGATGCCCCCCGTGCCCAGCTCGTACGCCACCTCAAAGACCGCCACCCCGTCCTGGTCCACCGCGATCGACCCGTCCGTGAACACCTCCACCGGCGTCTCGCGGGCCTTGTCGATCACGAACCGGAACAAGGACCCCACCGTCAGCACGCTGAACCGCCCGCAGCGGCCGATGATGGCCAGCCACTCACTGAGCCGGCGCTCCTGCTCGAGCTTGAGGTTGCACGCGAACTTCCGCCGCGTGCCCCCGCTGGTAGTGCTCACCAGCGTGTCCGACTCTTCCAGGCATTCGAACATCGCCGCCAGGTCGATGTTGCTGAGCGAGTACCGCGCGCCCATGCCCCACACCGTGTTGGTGATCACCTCCATCGCGATCTCTGCGGGCGCGTCGCTCCAGGCGCGCGTGAACACCGGGGCCGCCGGCGAGCTGGCCCGGTCCCACCGCAGCACCTTCAGCCCGCGGATCTTCGCCGCCGGCGTCGGCTCGGTGGTCACCTGCTCGCTGGCGGGGATGTACAGCCCCAGCAGGGCGAACCCCTCATAGTTGTTGTCGTCGTAGGTCACCTCGGCCACGGTGTCCCACAGCAGCCGGTCGGCGATCAGCAGGCTGTCCGCGTCCTCGCTCACCCGCTCGACCTGCACGTCCATCCGCGCGGCCACCCCGCCGTTGAGGTCATCCAGCCGCAACGCGGAAATGAACTCGCTCTGCTGGGCCTTGGTGATGTCCACCACCCGCCACGCCGACCAGCTCCCGGCGCCGCTCCCGACGTCCGCCGTGCGCGTACGCGCCCGCCACTTGACCCGCTGCGATTCGACCTGGCCCCCGCCGCTGGTGGTGTACAACCCCCCGGGCAGCCGCACCCGCACCCGCACCGCGTTGACTTCGTTGAGCGTCGTGAACGTGAACGCCTCGCTGCTCGCGTCGGTGCCCGTCCGCTCCGCCCCGTCCGTGTTCACGAGCTCGACCCCGCCGACGCCCACCTCCCGCAGCACCTCGACGTCCTCGAACCCCGGGATCACCGCCTGGCCGGCCCCGCCCATGCGTCCCCACGCCCGCACGCCCGCGTACCCGTTGATCTGCTGATCGTTGAGGAAGACGTCCTCGAGGTCCTCCGCCGCGACGTCGTCAAAGTCCGCGCTCTGGTTGCCGATCGCGTCGATCGTCCCGGGCCCGTAGCAGATCAGCAGCCGCAGCGCGCTGTCCAGGTCCCCCGTTTCGTTTTCCACCGGGATCCTCGACACGATGTGCCCGCCGTCCCGCTGGGTCTCGCCGAAGCGCGGCGGGATCACCGCACCCGCGAACCCGCCCCGCGCGACCCTCGAGTACCCGAACCGCTTCTCCTCGGGCGTGTCCTGGCTGTGCGCGCTGGGTAGCCCGATGCTGCTGATCATCAGCGCCGACGCGGCCGCCGACGCCACCGCGATGGCGATCATGATCCACGTGGCCGTCGTGATCTCGCCCATCCTGGGCGCGAGCTGCAGCTCCGCCCCATCCTTCAGCTCATCGAACTCACGCCCCGCCGGCACCGGGTGCCCATCCAGCACCATCATCAGCTGGTTGACGGCGTGCTCCGCGCGGCCAGCATCCTTGAACCACGCGTGGGCCGCGGCCGCGGCGATCGACGTCCCCTTCAGGAAGTCGTGGTGCTGCACCGTCCGCCCCGACTTGGTCAGCAGGTCCTCATAGCGGATCACCCGCACGTTCATCAGCCCCGGGTCGATCGCGTGCGTCATTGAACCTCCACCGCCGTCCGTACAAACCGCGCCACCCACAGCACCCTCTCGCCGGCGATAAAGGGCCCCACCGGATCCACCCGCACACCCGCGTCCCGCACACAGTGCATGAACCGGTACCCGTCGATCATCACGCCCACGTGCTGGCTGCCGTCGTCATTGAGCATCACCAGCACGTCCCCGCGGGCCACCCGTTCCTTCGCCAGCCGCCGCTGCCACCTGGTCCCCTCGCCGGCGAGCGCGTCCGCCTGGTGCTCCGGGATCTCGATATCCATCCGCGCCAGCACCTCCCGCGCGCAGTGGTAGCAGTTGAAGTCGGGCGCCCACGGCCGCCCCACCAGGTCCGTCATCAGCATCCGGTCAGCCGTGGGGGCGGGGGTCGTCACGAGTTGATCCCCCCCTGCGGCAGCAGCTGGGGGAAGTTCACCCGGTTGTAGCGCAGGCTGGGCACCTGCTGATTCTCGGCCGCGTGCCCGCACGTCACCTGCACCGCCGGCTCGCGTGCCAGGGCCTTGAGGGCGGTGTGCTGCCAGCTCAGGATGGCCGAGAGGTCCTGCCCTTCGATGCACAGCCAGCACGTGATCGTCTGCCCCAGGATCTCTTTCTCTTCCAGCAGCTGCATCGGGATCCGCGACACGTTGGGCACCGCCAGCGTCAGCTGCCCCAGCGTGCCCTCGCTGTCCTCGTCCGGCACCTGGATCTCGATCGAGGAGGCCAGCCACAGCTTGTTGCTGGCCCGCTGGTGCCGCATCGACCGCACCAGGCGGTACTCGCCCCCGCTTCGCCGCGGGATCAGCACGTACAGCAGCCACGCCTTGTCGCTCATCAGCGCGAAGCGGGCCACCTGCAACGGGTTGCTGAAGTCCCTCGCCACTTACGTCCCCTCGCCAAAGAACGCCATCGCCTGGATCGACCCCTCGTCCGTGTCGCCGGCGTTCCTGACCCAGTAGAAGTCCCCGCTGGCCGTCTCCACAAACCGGAGGTAGAACCCCAGGTTGCTGTCGGGCCCCGTGGTCGAGTACTTCCACTCGACGATGATGTCCAGCGTCAGCCCGCCCACCAGCGGGTTGATGGTGGCCACCACCACGCTCGCGTCCGTGCCGGTGTCGCCGCCCGTCGCGTCCGCGTTCCACCGCCGCACCACGTACTCATCCTCGTCAAAGTCCGGGTACGCCACCCCGCCGCCGCCCTGCTTGATCAGCTGCCCGGTGATCCGCAGCACCAGCTCGCGCGGCACGCGGCCGACGTCGGTGTACGTGCCCGGCTGGCTCGCGAAGTCCTGCGTCACCACCGGCTTCCCGTTGCCCAGGGCGTCCCGGTTGTTCTGGGTCCAGTGCATCGCCGCGAAGGGCGGGATCAGGTCTTCGATCTGCCCCAGCGGCACCAGGTCATCGGGGTCCGTCGCCGTCCCTGAGTTGATCGCCTTGAAGCCGCCCAGGTCCAGGTCCCCGGTCATGGCGTTGTCGCCGCCCACCAGCATCACCTGCTCAAACCGCACGCTGTCCCCGTTGGCCGTGCCCGCCGCCAGCCCCGTCAGCTTGAACCCGCCCATCGGCTGATTGGCCGAGAACGCAACCGTGCCCGCCGCATTGATCTGCGCCTGTGCCGGGTCGCTGTACAGCGTCCAGTCGCTCCCGTTCCACCGCACCATCGCCTCGGTCAGCACCGTCCCGACGTCGGTGAGGATGGTGCCGTCGGTGCAGCACCACAAGAGCCCCACCGGGAGGTCCGTGGGCTCATCGCCGCCACGCTCAAAGGACCGGATCGCGGCGTCCTGAAGGTCGTGCAGCTCCTGCATCTCCGACAGGTTCGCCCCCAGGTCCATCGGCTCGTAAATCATCGCGCGTTCCTCTCTGCCTGCCTCGTCTACCGGCTCTGGATCAGCTGCTCAACCTCCGCCTCCGCCACGTCAAACACCGGCCCGCCCGCCGCGGCCCTGAACACCTCCGCGGGGTCGCTCACAAACCGCACCACCACCGTGGTCCGCGTCCCCTCACCATCCACCTCGAGTTCCCACCCTCGCAGCGTCCCGTTCACGTCTTCGCGGGCCCAGCTCCGCAGCTCCGCCCGCTCCTCGCCCGTCAGCCCCGTCCACTTCACCCGCCACCGCGGCCGTGCCGTGCCCGCCACGTCCGCCGGCGACGTCGTGCGGTGCCCGCTGCGGCTCCACACCGCGCGGATGGGGTAGGGCACCGTCATCGCCCCCACAAAGTCCGGCGCCTTGGGCGGCGCCCCCGCGTTCAGCGGCTCGCTCACCGGCCCCAGCATGTGCAGCAGGTTGCTGGGCCGGATCGCCAGCTCCTGCGCGGGCAACGCCCACGCATGGAACCCCACCGCCGGCAGCGTCACACCATGCACAGGCGACGTCATGACCGCACCCCGATCGCCGCGCCCATCTGCCGGGCCTTGCTCGGGTTGGTCTGCATCACCGCGATCACCGCCTCCGCCACCTGCCGCGCGGTGCTCTGCCCGATGCTGTCGGCATCCTTCCGGCCACGCTCACCACCGCCCATGACGTTCACCGTGGTGTTCACCGTCAGTGTGATCCCGCCACCGCCCCGCGCGGCGTAGTCCGGCACCAGCCGCCCGCCGTTGTTGCTGTACGCCCACGCCTCCGGCGACGTCGCGCGGCTGCCCCGCTCATTGACCATCCGCTCCCCCGGCGTCGCGAGCACCGGCACCGAGTCGCGGTGGTTCCGCGGCCCCGGCACCAGGCTCCCCATGTTGAACCGGTGGAAGTCCGTCATCGGGATCCGCACGATCGGCCCGCCCATGTTGCGGGTGAGCATCGACTGGTACCCCGCGCTGATGCCGGGCCCAAAGATCCCCCCGCCCATGCCCGCCGCGCTGGCCCTGGCGGCGTTGCTCGCCCCCGACACGCCCGCCACCTGCCCGGCCGACGGCCCGCTGAACGCCCCCGCAATCCCGCTGATGGCGCGCAGGATCAGGAACTGCATGATCAGCTGCGACACCTGCCGCAGCGTGCTCGACAGGAACTCACTGAACGCCGCCTTGAGGCTCTTGGCGCCACTCACGACATCCACCATCGCCCCCGCCAGCCCGCTGCTGATGGTCTGCGACAGCCCCAGCACCGCGTCCTTGGCGAACCCCACCACGTCGTTGGCCTTCTCCCGGATCTCGTCCAGCGCGTCCACCGCCCCCTGGCGAAGATCCGCGAAGCTGATGGCGTTCATCTTCTCGGGGATCTCCCCCAGCACCTCGCCGTAGCTCTCCATCGCGTACTTCGCTTCCAGCGTCGAGATCCTCGTCTTCTCCATCGCTGCACTGATCCCCAGCAGCCCGTCGATCTCCCCCGCCGCCGCCACCAGCGCGGGCCGCAGGTCCTCGAGGGCTTTCTTCGCCGCCGCCAACGCCGCCGAGTCCCCCTTGAACGCCTCCTCCACCGCCTCGTCGATCATGCTAAAGCTGAGCGAATCCAGCGACTCCTGCACCGACGCCTGGGTCGCGACCGCCACGTTGGTCAGCGCCTGCGTCATCCCCGCCGCGGTGTCCAGGGCCTGCTGACGGGCCGCCTCCAGCCCCGTGAGCTTGATGGGCTTCATCGCCTCCGCGCGGACCATCACGATCTTCTCGCGCAGCTCCTCCATCGCCAGTTCCTGCGTGCGGATCTCCTGCCCGATGACGTTGTGCGCGATGCTGAACTTGGTCGTCCCCGACAACATCGTCCTCATCTGGGTCGCGTGCCCCTCCGCCGCCTTCAGCCGCGTCTCCAGCGCGTGCAGCTCCTCCCCGGCCTTGGCCGTCTCGGCCAGCTTCACCCCCAGCGTGATCGTGCGGTGCAGGTTCGCCGCCGTGCTGACGATGCTGTTCATCTCCTTCAGGACGTCCACGCCCGCCTCGTGCAGCGGCTTCACCCACACCTGCACCAGCGTCGCCTTCATCAGGGGCGCCACAAACCCCACCAGGAAGCTCATCAGGTCCAGCATCGACGCCGCCAGCACCTTGCCCAGCCCCTTGACCGACGTCACCAGCACGTTCTGCACCGAGTCCATGACGCCCGTCAGCCGGGCCCGCTGCGCGTCATCCAGCGTCCCCGTGAGCGACGCCTGAATCACCGTCCGCACATTGCCCAGCAGCTCCGGCAATGCCGCGATGAAGCCCGCCAGCTCATCGTTGATGGCCGCCAGGTCATCGCCGACGGTCGCGATCACCTTGGACTTGAGCCCCAGCCACGCCTCGCTGATGTGGTCCAGGCTGTCGTTGTACCGCTGGGCCGTCGCGATCATCTCGGGCGTGAAGACCACCCCCAGCCGCTCGGCCTGCTCCCCGTACATCCGCAGCTTGGTGGTGCCCTCGTTCAGGAACCGCACGAAGAGGTCCCCGCTCTGCCCAAAGACTTTGGTCAGGTACTCGATCCGCTCGGCCGGGTCCTTCCGCGCGATGGCGTCCAGCAGGTCCGGCAGCAGCTCGCTCATCGACCGCACGTTCCCGTTGGCGTCCCGCAGCGGCACGTTCAGCCGCCGCAGCTGCTCGGCCGCCTTGCCGCCCCCGCTGTTGACGAAGATGCTGATGTTCTTCCAGGCGGTCGTCATCCCGCTGATCATGCTCTGGAAGTCAACGTCGGCGAGCTTGGCCTGGTACCGCCACCGGCTCATCTCTTCCACGGGCATCTGAAACTTGGCCGACGCCAGCCCGATGTCCTCCATCGTCTTGGCCGTCTCATTGAACTCGGTCCGCAGCCTGTTGACGGCCAGCCCCGCCACCAGCGCCTTCACCGCGTTCGCGACGCTGAAGATCGACCCGCTGCTCTTCTTGGCCGCGCGGTCCACCTTGTCCGCCGTCGCGATGCTCACGCTGCCGATGTTGACCGTCTGGGCCGCGATGTTCCGCAAGGGCCCCGTGGCCTGGTCCACCGCCGACACGATGATGGAGAGCTGTTTCCCGGCCATCCCTGCCTCCCTCCGGCGTCACCGCTTCCGTGCGGCCGCCGCCATCGCCTCCCGCACACGCTCCGCCTGCTCGAGCCGGGCCAGCTCGCCCTCGAACACCGCCAGCCCATCGATCAGCGCCTGGCTGGGCTCGCCGTAGACCTGCATCCACGCCAAGAGCCCATGCCGCTCAATGAACCCGCGGGCCTCAAGGAACTCCGCCAGCTCGCCCATCCACGCCGGCGGCTCGCCCGCCGCCAGCCCCGCGTCGATCGAGTCCACGAACCAGAACCGCGACACGAACCCCTGCCCGCCGCAGATCCCGCACTCGCGGTCCTGGTGCCCCCCGCACGCCGGGCACGGCTCCAGGTTCTCCGCCCTCGCCTCGGCCGCCGGCGTCGCCTGCACCGCCGCGCGGGCCCGGATGCCGTGCGCGTACGCCGCGGCCGCGATCAGTTTCCCCGCTGGGCCTCGGTGAGCGGCGTGCCCATGTACACGTACTTGAAGATCGCCGTCACGTCCTCGGTGGTGAGGGCGTCGTACACCGCCTCACTCGCGATCTTGGTTCCTGTCACCGCCACCGAGGGGCACGGCACCACGCCGAACTTCACGGGGTTGCCGTGCTCGTCCAGCAGCCCCTGCGCGTCGGTGATGCCCCACTGCACCACCCGCTGGGTCAGCTCCATCGTCGAGGACTGGTTGTTGAAGTCCCACTTGACGCTCGCCGCCAGGCGCGTCTGGTCGCTGGACTTCGCCTTCCGCAGCGTCAGCGTCGCCCCGTGCTCCGTCTTCATCACACCGCACGTCGCCGCCGTCTGCACCTGCCCGCCACTCGAATCACTCATCACACAGCTCCCACGTTTGTACACCCCGCCTCAAAGAGCGCTCATGCTCTACCGGGTGTGTTAAGATTCAGTTCCAAGCCCCACCGATTTGAGTGTCGCCACCCAGTTATTTCTTTGCGCGTCCTCCGTCCGCCCCGCGATCACGAAGCGAACACGTGCCAGATGTAGAGTTCATCATCCGATTGACCGGCGAGCTTCAGCCTGGGCTCGATGGTCGCGACACCCTCGCGGTCCCCCAGCTGCTGCTGCCCCACGATCTGCGCCTTGGGCGCGAACAGGGCCACCATCCCATTGGTGTCGGTGGTCTTCCCCACGCTCCCGAACGCCTCGAAGGTGCTCCCGTTCACGTTCTTGGCGATGAAGTCAAACCCCGCCCCGGCCACGTAATCGGGGTCCAGCGCCAGCGAGAACTCGCGGCCGCTGATCCGCGGCCCCAGGTTGCCCGATTCCAGCACCGCCTGGTCGGTGATCGTGGGCCGGTCCGCGATCACGTTCCCGAGGTCCAGCTCGAACTTGGTCAGCACCGGCGGCGCGTACGCCGTCCCCTGGGTGTTGAGCTTGATGGGCATCCCCTTGCACGCCGTGGGCGTGGCGCCCACCGCCGTCACGGTGCGGCGGCTGCCCGTCCGCGGCCGCCCCGGGTTGGTGTCGCTGCTCAGCTCCAGGTCCGGGATCCCGCGGTACTCACACCGCAGCTTCGCCGGCATGTTGAGGTTCATCATCAGCGTCGCGCGGTTGTACGCGTCGATCGCCGTGTGCAGCTCGCCCCCCAGGAACCGCTGCACCGTCGCCGTCGCCGGGGCCGCGCTGTCCGTCTCGGTCAGCGGCCGGAAGCTGTACCCCGCGTTGCTCAGCGTCGAGCTCAGCGTCACGCTCGCCCCGACGCTGGCCCCATAGCTGTACATCACGTCGGTGTTGACGAAGGTGCTCAGGATCGGCATGAACACCAGCTTGCCGCTGATCCCCACGTGGACCACCCGCGCGGTCTTCGTCGCCGACGCCTGGCTGGCATGGTTGCCCACCAGCTCGCCCACCACGAAGGGCCCGTCCGTGTAGCTGCCGATCGACGCCACCTTGAGGGCCGACTCCTGGAACCCCGCACACTTGAGGTCCGTGTGCCAGGGGGCCGGCGTCGACGCCGCCCCGCCCACCAGCTCGGTGGTGAAGTGGACCTCCATCATCCGCGTGCCCGCCAGCTGCTCCTGGGCCGTCAGCGTGCCCAGCGTCAGCCCGCGGTCGATCGCCGCGACGTCGTACAGGTGGTTGTGCTCGCTGGCGTTGGCCAGGCAGTCCGCGTCGGCCAGCGTTTCCGCCGTGCCAACCACCGCCTGAAGCTTGCGGACGATCTGTGAGAACTTCTGCAGCATCGTGAATCACTCCCGTGGGCCGCGGCCCGTGTGTCTTGCCTTGATCTAAAACCGTTCAGACTTCCTCGAGCACCAGCTCCAGGTCCCCCAGCGCCCCGCCCGCGCGGCGCGTCACCTGAAAACTCGACCCATCAACCCCCGCGTTGAGCACGCGGTATTCCTTCACCCCCGCGTCATCCACCGGGGCCCGGAACCGCACCGCGATCGCTCCCCCGCGGCTGGCCTCCAGCGCCTGCCTCACCCGCTCCACCTCTTCCCCCGTCGCGTTCCGCAGCGTGTAGCGGTACACACGGCCCGCCGTCCTCACCCGCTCGAACACCAGCCGCGTGTGCCGCTGCGGCCCATCGCTCGCCAGCACGCTCCCCCGGAAGGGCCGCAGCTCCGCGGAGTCGAACGCCAGGCCGCTGGTCGCGTCGGGCAGCAGCAGCGGGTCGGGCTCCCTGAACGCGGCCTCGAGCATCACCTGCGTCACCACCACGCCCGGGAAGGGGTCCGCCGCCACCTCCAGCATCACGTGCGTGATCCCCACCGTGGTGAGGTTGGGCGACGCGATCTCCACGAACGTGGAGGTCAGCAGCATGCCCGTGCCCAGCAGCTTGCCGGCGGCCTCGAGGATGGTGTGTGTGTCGCGGATGGCCATGGATCAGGTCTCGTGCTTCACGCCGAACTCCGACGCGTTGAGGTCGCTCTGCACCCACGCCGCCGCCGTGTCGGGGTCCTTGGTCCAGCTCTCGGCCTTCCTGGCGTAGCTGCTGGGCACCGCCTGCACCGCCCCGTCGTGATTGGTGGACCCCGGCCGCGCGGTGAGCTTCACCTCCCGCGTCGCGCCGTCATCCTTCCGCACGAACGCCGACAGCTGCACCGCCTTGATCGCCCCGAGCCCCGCGAAGGGCGCGAAGCCGAAGAGCTGGCGGTCCCCCGGCGTCGTGCTGCTGATGTAATCGGTGTCCCCGTTCTGGGCCGCCTCGTCCACGGTCGCGAACTTGTCGCTGCCGGTGCTGGGCGTCCAGCTGTTGCCCGCCGCGCTGTCGCTGGTGGGCAGCACCGGGTACACCTTGACGTCCCCCCAGAAGTCGTTGTCCTCGGCCCCGCTGCCGTCGTTGATGTACACGTCGTCGATCAGCACGCCGCCGCTGCCCGCCGCCGCCAGCCGCACCGCGTTGGCGTACGCGTTGGCGGTGACCTTGGTGTCGATGCCCGTGAGCAACAGCCGCGTGATCCCGTTGACCAGCACCTCGATCGAGCCCGTGCTGTCGTGGATCGTGGCCTTGACCTCGATGTAGTAGTACGTGGCCACCGACAGCGTCACCCCCGTGCTCGTGCCCAGCAGGTTGCCCGTGCCCGTCCCGCGGTACGCCTTGATCGACCCATCGGTGTGGATGTCCACGTGGATCTGCACCGTGCCGGCGTCCACCAGCGCGATGATGGGGTGCGTGGCGGACAACGCCTGGGGCGCGAACGCCCCGCCCACGATCCACGTCGCCTGGTTGTCAAAGGTCTCCTCCGCGTACCCGTTGTTGATCAGCATGCACCGCAGCCCCGTGCGCGGGCCGCTGGTGGTGATCTGCGTGGTCCCCGACTGCACGGTGAACACCGCGGACACGTCCGCCGAGAAGTACCCCTCAAAGCCGTGGATGCGCCTGTGTGCCATTGCTTTACACCGCCGTCTCCGGCGTCCCCCTCCTGAACCGGTAGTGCTGGCTGGCCAGCTGCACGATCGCCCGCGTGTTCTCTTCCGTCTGGTACGGCCCCGCGAAGAAGCTCTCGCACCGCGTCTCGATCACCAGCCCGCCAAAGCTGCCCTTGCCCTCGCCATCGTCGGTGTACACCCCGTACAGCTGGACCGCCAGCTCGTCGGCGAAGCCCGCGGGGTCGCCCTCAAACTCCTCCGGCAGCGTCGTGGGAAGGTGCCCCAGCAGCCCCACCGCGTACTGGAACGCCTCCTGGCTGGTGTTCTGCTCGCCCCCCGCCGCCTCATCGGCGCCCATGAACAGGTCCACCACCGACTTCCCGCTCGCCAGGACCTCCTGCATCCCATCGTCTTCCGCGTCGCCGTCAACGCGGACCAGCCCCACCATGCCGATGCCGGTGAGCCGCTCTACCCAGAGGTCCTGGATCGCCTTGCGGACGCTGCTCATGCCTTCCCCTTCGGTGTCAACGCCAACGCCCGCGCCGCCTTGGACGCCTGTCCCGCCACCTTGCGACGCTCCGCGCGGCTCATGCCCGAGCTGGCGAGCGACTTGTACGTGTCGTGGTACGCCCGGAACGCGGCGCTCTTCCCGCTCACCGCCCGCTGCATCTCGGCCACGATCTTGGCCTGCCCCGCCGCCGTCTGTGCCAGGTCCAGGGCCCGCGTCCACTTCCCCGCGTGGCGTGCCCACACACTGTCCCACTGCTTGTGGAACCCCAGCACCGGCCGCTGGGCGCGACGCTTCACCAGCCGCCCCACCAGCTCCGTCCTGCCACGCCGGCGGCTCCCGCCGATGGGCGCTGGGCCCACGCTGCTCAGGGCGTTGTCCCGCACCAGGTACCCGCCCGGGGTCACAAAGAACGCGTTGCGTGCCAGCTCCTCCCGGAACTTCGCCGTCGCTCGCGTCCGTGCCATCCCTTCCAGCCCGATCGCCTTGAAGTTGACCGCCATGGGCACCCGCGAAGAGACGCTCGCCCCCCGCTCCAGCTGGGCAAAGAACTGGTCTCCGTACGTCTCGCCCGCCTCCGCCGCGGCGAAGCTCTCGCCCACGATGTCGCTCAGGCTCTGCGGGTCCTTCCGCTTGCGGCCGTAGCGGTGAAGCCGCGTCGCGATCATCGCGGTGGCCGACTGTTTCGCCGGCAGCCCGTGGTGCTTGAGCACGCTGCTGCGGTGGTGGCTCATCAGATCGAACATGAACTCGCCGAACACCCCCAGCACCGCCGGCGGCATATTGACGATCTGCCTCAGCACGTCCCCGGGGTTGACCGCCACGTCCAGCTTGATCGCCTGGCCACCCGCGGCCGCGGTGCTCGAGCTCGTGGATGTTGGACTGGCCGCGCGGCTCATGCCATCACCTCCGCCGCCCACGCCACCCCGCTCACCGTCTGAAAGTTGCTCCCCACCGCCAGGATCACGGCGTCCGTCCCGGGCTTGCCGATCGCGGCCCCCCGAACCTCGAAGGTGTCCCCGCGCTTCAGCTCCCGCACGCCCAGGGCGTCGCTGTCCGCGATCCCCGCCGAACCAACGCCCGCCGCTTCGTCCGCCGTGGCCGCGGGGTCCATCATCAGGCACTGCAGGTACCACCGCTTGCCCGTGGTCTTCGCGGGCTCGCCCTTGGGCGCCATCGGCCGGATCGTCCTGGGCGGCGTCTCACTCAGGTACACCCGCACCTCCGCCCCGTCCAGGGCCGCGTCCCCGGCCTTCCTGTACAGCGCGTCCACCCCGCACCCTTCGCCCGTGCCGAACCCGCCCCAGATATTCAGCAGGTCCCCGGCGATCATCGCCTGGGCCGCCGGTCGCTGGAATGCTGGAAGGCTGGTCATCCTGTTCCCTGTTCCCTGTCACTCACACTGATCTGCAATCCACTCACCGCGGGCTCTCGCCGCGCGGCGTGGGTAGAAGGGCGGCCCGGCGGCGGGGATGGTGGGTCCACCGCCGGGCCGAAAGGTGCTTAGGTGGGGGCCGCGCCGGTGGTCTCTTCAACCGAGATGTGCAGCACGTCATTGGTCACGACGTCCGTCTGCCCGATGCGGATCTTGTTGGCCCCGCCAGGGCTGGGAATGACCAGCGTGGTGGGGGCCTTGCACGTGCCCGCCGTGTTGTGGAAGAGTGCCGTGACGGTCACGCTGCCGGCCACGACCGGGAAGCCCACGTCAACATCGACGTAGTTGTTGGTCGCGTCGGTCGCGTCGGTCGCGATCGCCTTGCGGAAGCTGCGCCGCCCGCCCGGGTTGAGGTTGCCGATGACGGTGGTGTCACCGGTGGCCGCGGCGTCGGTGACCTGGATGCACACGCCCCCCGAGAGGTCGGTGGTCACGTAGTTGTTGGCGAAGTCGTAGCCCAGCAGCTGCCCCACGGCGTACGTGACGCCGGTGTTCTTGGGGATCTCAACCCGCCCGCCCGTTTCGACGATGCCGGTCATCGTGTCGCCCGACGTCGCCATCGCCGTCGCCGCGACGCCGAACCTGGCGCCGACCTTGACCACCGCCCCGCTCGCGATCGCCGCGGCCGCGCCGGTGCCGGCCCGCCCGTACGTGTTGCTGAAGGGGAACGCCAGGGCCGCCACCAGCCCCATGATGAAGTTCTTCATGACTCATTTCTCCGAGAGGTCGGGTTTCCCCGCCTGGTCTTCGTTCCTCTGAAACCCCGCGGGCCACACGGCCCGCGGGGTGTTGCTCTCTGTGATCCGGGGAACGCCGCCCCGCGTAGCTCTCCCAGTGGCTCAGCCGCTCCGCCGCGGCTTAGCCGCCGCCGCTGTTCATCGCGATGTTCTCGTGGTTGCGGGCGCCCACGCCGCAGCCCATGAGGGTCACCTGCCACTCCTGCTTCAGCGGATCGCCATCGGTGATGATGTCGATCCGCGGGACTTCCTGACCGCCCAGGAAGCTGACCTCGAGCGAGCTGTTGTTCTTCGTACCCGCACCCCACCAGCGGGTGGAGCTGGCCGTGAGGCGCGGTGCCACGATGGGCTTCATCTTGCCCTTGACCAGGTTGGCGTCGGACGTGGTGCCCGGCGCGTACTGGTTCTGGAACAGCAGGTCCGCCGTGAACTGCAGGGCCGGCGGCACGATCACGTACGCGGGCTGCACAGGCTTGATGGTCGTGTCGTTCCCGTACCCACGCTGGGTGAGGAAGCTCGTGATCATCGTCTGCAGCGTGCCGTAGCCCAGGGCGGCAGAGCTCATCAGGTTGCGGTGGCCGCTGGTGATCAGCCGGGTGCTGTCGTACTCCATCAGCGGGCCCGTGCCGGTGGCCAGCTCGAGCATCTGGTACACCAGGATCTCGGGCAGACGCCGCGCGGACGCGCCGAACAGCCCGGGGATCAGCGCGAACGCGTTGACGTCGTCATTGATCATCATCTGCACGGTCATCGCGAACCGGATCCCGTAGGGGTTCACGCTGATGGTGCTGCCCCGCTCGTTGAAGCTCACCAGCTTGGCGGTGTCGCCCTCGAGGATCCGCAGCAGGTCCGGCGCGTCGCTCAGGTTGACCATCGTTCGCGGCTTGTAGTCGTTGTTGACGCCCTTGGACACCCACTCCTTCCACGTGATGGGCTCCTCCTCGAACTGCACCAGCAGCGACTTGTTCGCCACGTTGGAGAGGATCGTGGGGAAGTCGCTGGTGGTGTGGGCCCCGCCCGCCAGTGCTCCGCGCTGGGTGGCCAGGCGGAACAGCTCGACGTCGTCATAGCCGATCCGCCCCGCGGCAGAGGGGTCGATCGCCGCGACGCACGCGCGGGCCATGTCGCTCATCCGCATGCCGCGGACACCCGACGATTCGGCTTCGCGGAAGCCCTTGAGGGCCACGTTCGCGGCCGAGAGGCCGCTGACCGCCTCGTACCCCAGCCGATTGGCCAGCCGGTCGGCGAGCTCGCCGCCGTTCGCCAGGTTCTCCCGCAGGTTGGGGCACGCCCGCGCGGCAAGCATGTTCTCCATCGCGACCGTCTTGCGCTTGAAGCCCTCGGTGCCCACCTCGATCGTCCCGACAATGCCCAGCGGCTTGTTGCCGTTCAGCACCATGGTGGTGAGGTCCTTCTCGAACGCCTCGAGGCTGGTGGTGCCGGCCGCGGCCGCCTCCACCTTCTCCTTGACGCCCGCGATGTGGCCGTACTTCTCGCCCCACGCGCGGATCCCCGCGGCACGGGCCCGATCAGCCGCCACCGCGGCCTGGGCCGCCTGGTTCACCTGCTCCTGGGTGATCCCGCCCGCGGCCGCAGCGAGCGCCCCCGGAGTGGTGTTCCCGTTCCCGCCCGTCGCCGACCCGCCGCCGGCGCCCTGCTGTCCATTCTCCATGACTGACTCCTGGCCGGTACCGCCGGCAACCATCCCTGAAACGACCACCGCCCCCGCGGCCGCGGACACTCCGCCGCCGCTGTTGCTCATCAGCCCCGGGTTCCGACCCGCGGCGTTCACCCTGTACGTCCTGTTCATCTCCGCCAGCACCTCGCCCAGCGGCTTGCTGCCATCGGTGAGCCCCTTGTCCACCGCGGCCTGCCCGATCCACATCTCGCCCGTCGCCAGGGCCTTGACCTGCTCGACGCTCATCCGACGGCCCGCGGCGACGCGCGTGACGAACTCTTCCAGCAGCGCGTTCATCTCGCCCTGCACCTTGTTCTTGAAGTCCTCGCCGATCCGCGTGCCCATCGTCCCGGCGCCCTTGACCCCGCCGGTCCCGATCACGATGACCTCGTACCCCTCGTTCTGGGCCGCGCGGCTCGCGTCCACCACCACGCAGTACACGCCGATGGACCCCACCTGGGCGCCGGCGCTCTGGTAGATCTTCAGCATCTGGCTCGCGAACGCGTACCCGCCGCTGGCCGCCAGGTCGCTCACGTACGCCCACCCCGGCTTCTGGCTTGCGGCCCCGCGGATGAAGTCCATCGCGTCCCACATGCCCATGACGCTGCCGCCCGGGCTGTCGATGTGCAGCAGCCAGCTCGCGACGTCCGGATCATCGATCGCCGCCTGCACCTGCGACTTGATCGACTGGACGCTGGTGCCGCGCGGCGAGCTGATGCCGTTGACCTGGCTGGCGTACTTGGCAATCACACCGCCCACCGGGATCACCGCGACGGACCCCACGACCTGGTACGGCTTGCCAGCACTGCCGGCGGTGCTCGCCGCGGCGTTGGCCGAATGCGTCACGGCGTCGATCTCGGCCTGGGTGAGCTTCACGCCGCTGTCGTGCCGCTGCACGATCGTGAGCATGTTGCCCAGGGCACGGTCGCCCATGACCCACGCCGTCTCGGCGACGAAGTCGATCAGGCGGCTCGCACGGTCGGTCCCACTATTCATCGCTGCTCCCTCCATCCACCGCCTTGTCGCCCTTGTCCCCGCCAGCCTCGCCGGCCGCGGGTGCCGCGGGCTTGCTGCTCTGCATCACCGGCGCGGGGTCCAGCCCGGCCTTGGCCCGCATCTCGTTCCACGTCTTCTCTTCCTCAACCCGCTGGGCGAAGACGTCCTCCCAGTTCTGCCCCAGGCCAGCGCACACCACCGCGTGCGTCTTGGTCCCGCTCTCGAGGGCTGTGCGGTCCGCCGTTGCCTCCTGGGCGGGGTTCACCCACTCATACCCGCGGGCGATCACCATGCAGTTGAAGAACTGCCGCCGCTCCAGCTCGTAGAGGGCCCGCTCCTGCTCATCCAGCTCGAGCTCGCCGGTGAGGATGGACCAATCGACCTGAGCCTCCCACCACCCGCGCGTGTGCTGGTGCCAGCACAGCATCTGGATCTCGCGGTACTGCCCGCGTTCCTCGAGCAACCCCGACCGGTCGCTGCTGAACGTGCTCTTGCTGCGGTCCCCGCTGAAGTTGGGGTAGCTCATGCCCAGCCCCACCGCGATCAGCTGCTCGAGCATCGACACCGTCGCCTGCAAGCCCGCCCCCGGGGCGGTGTTGGCGTAGTGGTGTACCTTGGAGTTGAGGGGCACGTACCCGATCATGCCCGGCTCGACGCGCGTCACCGTGTTGCCGTACGCGTCGCGGGCGCAGTTGGCGTTCTCGCCGGCCGTGCCCTTCAGCTTCGCGACCGGTCCGGCCGCCCCCTCGATCCACGTCGCCGTCGCGGCCTTGAGCCGCTGCAGCATCAGCTCCGATTCGATCAGCGCGTCCATGACCCGCATGCTGCCGGTCACGGTCACGGGCCAGGGCACGCCGCGGATCTGGTTGACCCAGCGGTTCACAAACCCCAGCGTCGCGTTCTCCGCCGGGATCCGCGTCATCCCGGTGCTGCCCAGCATGGGCACCCCGACGCCGAACGTCCCGCTCGACAGGTCCGCGTCGCGCGGGTCCTCGGCGTACACGTGGTACGCCACCCGCCGCCCCAGGCTGTCAAACTCAACGCCCTGCCGGACGCGGTTCTTCCCGATCGTGCCCGTGAGGCTCAGGTCCATCCGCGCGGCCGAATCGATCAGGTCGATCGCGGGCCCGGCGCTGTAGCCGCGGTGGGCCTCAACGATCGGGATGTGCGTGAGGCACTCGCCGGTGGGAAACAGCTGGTTGAACCACTGCCCCTGCGACAGGGCCATGCTCAGCTCACGCCCGACGTCCACCGCCTCGCGGCGCTTCCACCACAGCGCGGTGAGCTTCTTGTTCAGCTCCGGCAGCCCCGTCTTGGGCTGGGGGTAGATGCCGTCCTGCCCGATGATGTTCCGCCGCAGCGAGTCGCGGGCGCCGCTCAGCAGCGAGCTGTCATCGATCAGAGCCGCCACCCGCCGCTGCACCAGGCTCAGGTACCGCGCGTTCTTGACGTTGACGCCCATCCCGGGCGGGATGAAGTCGGGGTCGCTGCGAGTGACTTTGCCGGCGTCGTACATCGACCCCGGCGTGGGCGTGAACGTGGTGAGGGTGGGGGAACGGCCCACGCGGCGACCAAGTCCGGACAATGCGCCAGCCAGGCGGGAACGCAGGCTCATCCTGGCCTCCCGAAACTCACCGGCACGAACATCCCCTGGCCGGCCGCGGTCTGCTGGGCCTCCTGGGTGAGTTCACGCCGCATGTTCTGGAGCACTTCCAGGTTCGCGCGGTCCACCGCGGTGCCATCGCTCAGGGTGTACCGCTGCCCGCCCGAAAGGACGTCGGTGATCGCTCGCTCAACTTGCTCAAGTGTCACTGCCATCGCGTGTGGTTCTAACCCGGAAACCCACGCGTGCGAGCTCGTTCCCCCGCGCGATCGCACAAAGCGTTCCGAGGTTCGGAAAACCAGTGCAGATTTCTTCTACTGCGGGACCAGCACCGCCGCGGGGAACGTCGCCACCACCAGCTCCCTCACCGTGACCGGCCCCGACAGCCGCGCGTCCAACGCGTCAAACCCCAGCGGCCAACGGGCCCGCGCACGTGGCGAGTACGCCGTCACGCGTCCCTGTCCCTCGTGCACACGGGCCCGCAGCGCCCGCAGCTCCAGCTCGCTGAACACCTGGTCCTCAACCATGATCACGACCGAGTGCCCAGGCCGCAGCACCGCCCCCGCTTCAAAGAACGTCGCGACGGTATGGACGACGATCTGGGCCATCGCAAGGCCCGCCAGCAGCCCCTTGACGCCCAGCGCCTCACCGATCACCAGCACGGCCCGCTCTGAGTTGGCCGATGGCGGGATGGATTCTTCCGGGTAGTTGTTGGCCCGCATGTGCCGGACCAGCTCCTCCCGGCGGATCTTGCGGTACTTGCTCCCCGGCAGCTTGTGGCACGCGATCACGCCCCGGTTGCACAGCTGCACCACGTACGCCGTGCTGATGCCCAGCACCCGCGCGGCGATGGCCGTGCCGTACCAGTCCGCCACCGGGATGCGGTCCAGCTTGGGTGACAGCCGCAGCATCAGATATCGACCACTTCCGGGCCGAGTTTGCCCCCGCCGATCCACCGCTGGATGGTGCTGAACACCCACCCGCAGTCCCCGCACTTGCGGTACCGCGTCCGGCCCGCCTTCAGGTTCTGCGTCCCGCCCGTCGCCGGGCACCTTTGCCGATGACACTTCGGGCACTCGATCGCACCGGGCCGTGGGTACTCAGACACCTTCGCAGGCGGCTGCTGGGAATCCACAGAAGTCTCCGCCGCCTTGCCCTCTTCACTCTTCGCGACTGCCTTGTTCACCTTCAAGCCCTCCATAGCGATCACCTCTGACCCCACCAGCCACCACTGCGAATCCGTCCGCCATCAATCCAGCTCCGCCGCACCTCCATCGCCGGCACCTCCGCCGCCTGGTCCCCCTGCATCGCCGCCGCGCGGAAGTGGATCTCGTCCAGCTTGTACTCGAGCACCGCCCCGACCTCGTTGTACACCTGGGCCATCAGCCAGTCGTCCCGCCGGTCCTTGATCTTCACCCACTCCTCTTCCTGGGTGTCCTCGTACGTGGTCATGTTCTTGATGGGCACCAGCACGTTGCTCGAGCACTGATTGGCGAAGTCCCCCGGCGTCTCGCACAGCACCCGCACGCGGCCATCGGTCCACCGCCGCATGGCCCGATCCACGCACGTGTGCCGGTGCAGGTCGTAGCGGTCCAGGGCGCCCAGGTGGGGGCGGATCGGGTCCGTGCGTTTCTGCAGGGGCGGCATCACGGCCCACTCGGGCGGCCGGATATTGGGCCTGAACCGGACCGGCAGCATCTTGACGCGCCCCCCGGTCACCACCGAGTAGTTGCTGATCCGCGAGTTGTCGAGCACCTGGCTGGTCCAGTTGCCGCAGTCGATCACGCACAGCTCCAGCCCCATCGCCTCGCCCTGGCGTCCCTCGTGATCGACCTTGTGCACCTTGTACTCGCGCAGGTACAGCCACAGCGCCGCCCAGCCCTTGATCTTCACCAGGTCCGTGATCAGCTGCATCCCGCTGCCGGTGTACGCCGCCGTCACCACCACCATCGCCGGGTTGTCGGGCGTGTTGCCCTTCTGCACGTCAACGCCGGCCACCAGGAAGTGGGCGCCCATCGGCCCCCCCGGCAGCAGGATGTTGGGCATCCGCTGGAACCGCTGCTCGATCAGGCTCACCGTGATCGCCACGCTGGCGATGCGGTACACCTCGCCCAGCGTCTTATTGAAAAAGGACTGCAAGCCTCCCGCGGCCTTGGCGGACACGTACCCGCCCGCGATCTCCCGCACCGTGACGTGCGGGTCCGCCAACCGGTTGACGCCGCAGCCCAGGTACTCCCGCCGCGCGGCGACGTCATCGGGCAGCGGCGATCGGAAGTCACCCGTCCCGCCTTTCTCTGCCGGCCACGTCGCGCGGGCCCGCTCCGCGTCGCTGATCACGCGGTTGCAGCAGGGGCAGCGGAACACCGCCTTGTCGGGGTCCAGCTCCTCATCATCTACCCCGTCCGCCTTCGTCCCCTCAAAGTGCAGGCACGCCATCGACGGGAACACCACCTGCCCACACTCCGCGTGCGGGCACAGGAACGTCCACTGGGCCTGGTCGCTCAGGCTCTTGAACTTCGCGTCGATGTCCTCATCCGGGAACCGCGGGTGGCTGAAGCAATAGAGCCCGCTGGATTCCTTGTACTCGGGGAACCGCCCCAGGGCAGTGACCCACAGGTCCCCGCCCTTGCTCCCCTCGTGGTAGTTCTCCGCCGCCGCGGCGAACTCGTCCAGGAACACGTCCTGCCGCCCCTGGCTCGTGACGCCCGCCTCGGAGCCGGCGCCCACGAAGTCCACCGCGCCGCCCGAGTACTCCGCGTGGCTCACCAGGTCGCGGCCACGCTTGCCGTCATCCCCCAGCAGCATCCCCCGCACCTCGGGGCAGTTGGCCACCAGCGGCGCGAACACGCTCAGCTTGTAGTCGATCGCCTTGGGCTGGATGTCGGTGACGTAGAGGATCGGCCCCGGCTTGTTGGCCATCAGCCACAGCAGCAGGAAGATCATCAGGTAGCTGAACCCGATCTGCGAAGGCTTGGGCGCGATGATGCCCTTCTTCTCCGGGTGGTCATACAGCCGGTCGGCGGCCTTGCGGCTCCAGGGCTTGTGGTCCATGTTGACCGGCCCCGGCCGCGACGTCTGTTTCGCGTCCAGCACGATGTTCTCCTCCATCCACGTGCTGGGCCGCCGCTGCTCGCGCGGCGCCACCGCCGCGGCGACTGCCAGCCAGATCTCCCGCTCCTGCGGGTGCGCGATGGTGGGGGTGTCAGACAGCGTGACCACTCCCCTGCGCCATGATCATCGCCTGCACCTCCGCGTCCCCCTCGCACATCCCGCTCACCACGAACCCCCGCGCGATCAGGTCCGGCACCCACGCCCGCAGCTCCGCGCGGTCCCAGCCCTTGCCGGAATCCTCCAGCCACACGTGTACTTCCCAGCCGGCCCTCGAGTACATCCGCCGCTGGGGATCAAACAGCGACCGCATCGACGTGCCCATCACCAGGGCCGGCCCCTTGGGCGTGTGCGTCTGGTTCAGGTCAAACACCTCGCGGCCGTGACCGTCGCGTCCTACCCGCTCCACGCTCAGCGCCTCGTGCCCGATCCACGCCGGCTTGCGGCCAACCTTGCTCGCCTGCCCAGCCAGCCACCCGCCCGCCCACGGCTGCGACAGGTACGCGTCACCCAGCGTGTCGAACATCACCCAGTCAGCACCGGCGTCGATCCACGGCTGGATGGCGGCGTCCCAGTACTTGGGCGATCGCAGCAGCTTGCCGCCCTCCGCGATGTTCTCGGCCGATTCGATCGTGGCGGACCCGCCCGGGCTCACGTACAACCCCGAGTAGATGCTCACCTCGAGCCCCTCGTTCTTCGCAAACTGGATCCCGTGCAGCCACCCCGCCTGCGCCTTGGCCGGCATCGCCGCGAAGCTCGCCACCGGGTCGTTGGGCTTGTCACCCGCGCGGCCCGTGGGCTGCAGGAACATCACCCGCCGGTACCCGCGGGCCAGCGTCTCATCCACCCACGCCTTGACCGCCCCCTCGGGGTCCTGGTCATAGTCGCCGCGGTGGCGCAGGGGGTGACTGTCCATCGGCTTGTTGCTGAACACCAGCATCGGACGCCGGTCCGCCCTCCAGGTCTTCGTGGTCATGGTCATCGTCAGCCCCCCTGGAAGTCCACCACCTTGATCCGGTCCGTGTCCCCCTCCGGCTCGCGGTACTCCCCTTCGATGTCCAGCCCCGGTTCGTCCGTGCTCAGCCGCCGCAGCCGCCGGCCGCTCATGTCCCGATTGACCTTCTCAATCGCGTCCCACAATCGCCCGAGCCACGGGCTCTGTTCCTTCTCCGGTTCCGCGGATGATGCGTACACCCGGACGATCTCCGCAAAGCGGGAATCCCCCTGCAGCTCCACGTAGTGCTGCTCAATCACCGCGATCAGGCTGTCGATCTCCCGCCGCATGAACGCCGAGTAGGCATCCAGCACCACCAACCCGCCTGGCTTGCTCACCGGCCGTCCCTGCCCACTACTTCCCATCGCTCTTCTCCGCTTTCTTTGCCACCTCGGCCCGGACCTTGTCCGCCAGCCGCTTCGCCACCTTGTCCCACTGCACACGCCCCGCCGCATTCGCCAGTCTTCTCGCCTCGTCCATCCGCGCCGGGTCCACCATCTCCGCGATCGCCGCGATCACCGCCCGCGGCACCTCGACCGCCAGCGACTTCCCGTCCGATGCAAACAACGCCGACAAACTCACCAGCATCTGCACCGCGCGGTCCCGTTCGATCCACTGCCCGTTGCGTTTCTCCGCTTCGAAGGCCGCCTCATCCAGCGACACCAGGATCCGCCCGCACCGCTCCACGGCCGCCGTCCACTTCTCCTTGATCGCCACCGTTGACAGCTCGTGGGGCACGCTCTGCAGCAGCTCATCGAACGCGCGGCGGGCCTTGCCCTTCATGCCGGCGAAGTCCACGAACCCCGTCCGCAGCTGCATCTCCCGCTCAACTTCCTCCAGCAGCCGCGCCCGGAACAGCGGGCTGTCCCCCTCCGCGTCCCCGTCCTTCCCCGGCACCAGCTCCACGGCCACCGGCGCCGCCGCCTCTGATCCCTCCAACGCCCGCGACGCCATGTAGGCCTTGACGATCTCGAGCTGGCACAGCTTGACGCCCTGCTTGCCCGCCTTCACCGTCACCGCCGCGGGCCACTGGGCCTGGATGTCCTCCAGCCACTTGAGCACCACCCGCTTCTCCCGCTCCACCTTCGGAGCGAGCTGGGCCGCCGTCTCCCACCCGACTTTCTTCACCTCCGGCATCCACTCGGGCCGCGCGGCAACGCCCGCTCCGTCTGCGGGCGCGACAGAAGGGCCCTCCGTGGCCCCACGCGCATCCATGCTGGTTGAAGTACTCACAGCCCCGCGGGGCGATCAGGCTCCGCGTCTACCTCCATCGCTGGTGCAGCGGCGCCACGCCGCAGTCGCTGTCAATCCACTTCACGATCCGCACCACCGCCACCGCCTCACCCACGTCCTGGATCACGACGCACGCCCCCTCGATATCCGTGACCGGCTGGAACGTCACCCCGGTGAGCGCCTCCAGCAGCCCCGTGTCGCCCCCACTCGCCACCGCAACCCCCGCCGCGTCCTTGAGCGAGTTGTGCCCGCCCACCGCCGCGTCGATCTCCACCGCCCCGCGCGTCCACGTCAGCTCCCCCGCCTTCCGCAGCTCAATGCCCGCCTTGCCGCTCAGCCCCGTGGGGAACGCCAGCCAGATCTCTTCGCCGTCCGTCTCGGTGGCCGTGCCGTTGCTCGCCATCGACAGGTTCAGCCGCAGCGGCTTGTCGGGCAGCTCCGCGTCCCGCATGTCGATCACGCTGCCGCGGTAGGTCTTGACCGCCGGCGCCCCGCTGGTGGGGTTGAGGGCCGCCTCGAGGGCCTCCACCGACGCGTACCGCCGCGCCAGCGTGGCGTAGTTCTCCTGCGTCACCAGCTCCCCGTCCGCAATCCCGAACACTTGCCCTTCCTTCATCGCAGATCTCCTTACGGCCGCAGCCGCTGATTCCTGGTCCTGATCCCCCGCGCCCGCGACACCATCACCCGCCGCGACGTTTCATCCGTCCACGCTTCGGCCTCTGCCAGCACATCCACCAGCGCGTCCGCCGCCTCCTGCATCCCCGTCTCGCTCATGTGCGTGGTGTCGATCAGGTCCAGCCCAAGCGACTCCAGGTCCCACAAGGCTTGCTTGTACGGCGTGGCCGCCAGCCAGGCGTTGTACAGGCCCTTGGCCGTGGTGTTGGTCAGTGTGCGGTGCAGCGTCACGGCGACAACGCGGTAGCCCTTGCCCCGCAGGTAGTCGTAGAAGTCGATGTAGTTGGCGATGAGCGTGTCCGCGCCCGCTTGGTCGTTGCTCACGCTGGCCAGGTCGTTGAGGTTGATCCACGCGATGGCGATCTTGGCCGGGTTGGAGAGGCCGAGGAAGTTACCCGCCGCCCCGATGGTGGCGTCCCGCCGCCCGGAGATGGTCGTGTAGTTCGCCCCGCCGGTGCCGTAGTTGACGAGGGTGGTGTTCCGCAGGGTGGACGTGGGCAGCCGCCGGAAGACGTGCCGGTTACACAGCGAGCCGGGCCGTCCGTAGGCACTGCTGCTGCCCTCGATCGCCACCAGCCGCGTGCGGGCCTGCCACCCCCCGAGAATGGCGAAGTAGTCTTCAAGGGCCGCAAGGTCCGTGGTGTCGAGGTCGCGCTGGTAGACCAGCACCGCCTCCATGTCCGCATGGGCCTGGGACTGGTTGTAATCCGCATTCGCCCCGATCCTGACCCCCGCCGACTCTGACGCCGTGAGGGCCGCACCGGCGCTCACGATCTCACTCCCGCGGCTGACTTCAACGCCCGTGGATCGGAAGTGCCAGCCCATCAGGTTGGGCGAGCCGTCGGCCCGCAGCTCGCTCGTCCGCACGTCCGCCGGGGTGCTCCCGGTGTAGGCAAAGCCTTCCATCCGCCCCGCATTCGTCGCCGCCACCGCCGCGCCGCTGCCGGGCGTGCCCAGCTGGACCCAGAACTGGCGGTCGTTGTGGACGTACTTCGCCGCCCGCTGACTCCCCACCACCAGCACGCTCGCGTTGCGGTTGCTCCACGGCGTCACGCCCGCGCCCGAGAGCACCTTTGGGAGCCCGCTGGTCTGCCCCACGTCGTTGTAGTCGTCGGTCTCCTGCACGTTGAGAGCCCCGCCGAACGCGAGCCGGGGGTTGCCCACCGTGTTCGTGTACGCGGGCTGGTTGTCCGCGGTGGCCTGCGAGAGCGTGTTGCCGCACCCCGAAAGGTCGTTCCACTGCTCGATCAGGGTTTCGTCGTTCTCGACCAGGTTGGACCCCGCGTCGATGTACGCGCTGGTGGGGTCGTACCACGCCGCCAGGCCGGGGATGTTGGCGGGGTACGTGACATAGGTGACCTGGTTGGTGCTGGGTGCGACCGCCACGCCGCCCTGCCCCGAGGCGTTGCCGTCCGTGTCCAGATCGGCCTGGAGGTAAATGTCCGCCGGAACAACCGACCCGGGCATCCGCCCCGCCGCCAGCTCGGCGATCTCGCCGCTGGTGAACTGCCGGCGGATGATGAGCAGCTTGTGGAGCAGGCCGTGGTGGTTGTAGGCCGTGTCGTTGTGCCGCCCGGGGCCGCTGACCACGCCGCTGAGCGCCACCTGCGACCCCGACGAGGCCCCCGACGTGCCCATCAGGACCCCGTCCATGTACAGCGTGAGGGCGTTGTTGACGTTGCCCGCGCAGTTCCCGATGATCGAATACCACCGGTTGAGCTGCATCAGCTTCGTCCCGTCGGACGTGTCGGGCGCGGAGCGGGCCTGCTGCCAGAGGTTGGCGGTGTCGTTGCTCGTCTCGCCGTTCTTGCTGATCGCAAACTCAACGATGCCGACGGACGACGCCCCCGCGTCGCTGCGGCGGAGCATCACGCCAAAGCCGCTCCCAGCCCCGCCGCCGATGCAGACCTGGTAGCGGGGGAAGCTCCCGGTGCTGGACTTCTGGAGGCCCCAGTAGGCGATGCCGAACGCGGCGTTGGTGAGCGCCCCCTGGTTGGCCCACGCAAGACGGTTGTAGTTGGACCCGTTGAGGGCTGCGACGGCTGGCATGCTTCACTTCCCCCGCTTCATCAGGCTGCGGCCCAGCGTGTACACGCCCGTGCTGACCCCCGCCAGGGCACACCCGATCTCAATCCACAGCGACTTGTCCGCCTCAACCCCGCGGACGATCAGGTACACGCCCGCGATCGACACCGCCAGCGACTTCCAGAACTCGCTGGTCTTCCACCCCGCCCGCGCGGCCGCCAGCTCGACCTTGCACTCAACCAGCTCCGCCATGCTCCCCGGCTCCGCGCGGGTGTGGATCTGTGCCGGCACCACCTCGCCCATCGGCGTGAGCGTCGCACCGTCTTCGAACACCACAACCGCGTCCGCGCGGCGATCGACGGGCGGCTCCTCACCCGCCGCCATCACGATCTTCACCGCCTTCGCGAGCGACACCGTCTCATCCCCATTCGCCTGATACAGCTTCATCCAGCACCTCCCTGCAAACCACCCGCGTCTGATTCAACAACCGCGGGCAGCGGATTGGTTCTTCTGTGTTCCACGAAACCTTCACTGCATCGCGATCACCCCCTCTCTCAAAGCAACATCGCAATTGCGGGGGCAGGATTCGAACCTGCGACCTCCGGGTTATGAGCCCGACGAGCTACCAGGCTGCTCTACCCCACAAACAACGGTCACGGGCTGAGTCCACCCGTGACGCGTGCAGTTACTTCCCGGCCGGCCGCTTGTCGAAGCCCTTCTCAGCCAGCATCGCCTCAACGTCATCAACGTGCAGGCAATCACACAGGCATGCACCCTCGCTCGCGTTCTGGATGGGCGCGATGTTGCCGTTGCAGTAGTCGTTCCCGGCCACGGCACTGTGCAGCACCCCGGCCGCCCTGATCTTCCCGTCGCTGCTCCCCAGCTGAATCACCTTGTCGCCATTCACAGCAGGACGTCCATTCCGATAGTGCATCACTCGTTCCTTTCAAACTTCGATCGACCACCACGGGGAACGTCCCCGCGTTCATCCCGTCAAGCTCACACCAGCGCGATCGCCAGGGCGCCCACGATGCCCTGACGCACCAGGCCCCAGCTCTCACGATCCGCCGCGTCCGCGTGGTCGATGGCCAGCCCCGCCGCACGGAGCATCATCGTGTCACCCGCCACCACCAGCACCTTCTCGTACCCCGGCTCACCCGCCGCCAGCTCCAGCAGCAGCAGCTGCTCATCCGCGAGTTGCTGGAGGTTCTCGAGGCTCGCCCGCGCCGCCTTGCCCTGGGCCTTCAGCGTCGCCGTCACGTCCGCCGCCAGCTTCTTCGCCAGCTCCTGCCGTTTCTTGTCCTGCTCGCTCATCGTCGCCGTTCCTTCCCGGGCCGCAGCCCGTCCATGCCAACGTGTTACGCCATCCCACCGGCCCAGATCACCGCGACAGCTTGTCGAGCACGTCGCCGTATTCCTTGAGCCGCTTGTGCAGGATCTCGGCGCCCTTGGGCCCGATCTGTTTCTCATCCAGCTGCCGTGCGATCCCCGCCTCCGCCGCGGCCCTCACCTCCGGCCAGTACGTCTCCCGCGCGGCGATGATGCCCTGGACGTCCCCGCCCGCCACCGCCGCAAAGAACTTGCTGATCGCCAGCTCGCTGTGCTGGAGCTGCGTCTCACCCATCGACTGCAACCCCGCCAGGGCGTCCTCGCGAACCCCCTCCGCGCGGTGCCCCGACAGCGCCGGCACCGCCACGTGCTCGCGGGTCTTCGTTCCCGCACACCCCGCGACGGGCACGATGCCCACCGCCATCACCACGCACAAGAACGCCAGCATCCAGAACCGGAACGCCTTCGTACACCCGCCACCGATCGCCGCCAGAATGCTCATGACTCCACCTTCCCATCGCGCGGTGCAATGCCCGCGGCCTTACGAAGGTCGCCGGCCAGCTCCGCCACTTCCGTTTTGATCTCGCCCAGCGACTTCACGACCTGCACCTCGAGGCGGTGCCGGCTCTCGCGCTCTTCGCGGACGAACGCCATCAACTCTTTCGACAGCTCGCTGAACCGCGCGGCCTGGCGCGACTCGACCGCCGCCAGCTTGTCATTGACGTCCTGCCGGATGCCCCCGACCTCATCGCTCAGCTCGTTGTGGTCAGCCCGCAGCTGGTTGTGGTCATGCCGCAGACCCTTCTGCGACCGCTCCCGCGCCCCGTCGCCGCGGGCCCACTTCACCACCGGGGCGACGATGGCGATGGCGCCCACCACGATCCCCACCGCCGTGGCAATCCACGCCAGGCTGGGGGCACCAGGTTCACCCCCGCCCCCCTCCGCGATCACGATTGCAGCCAGCAGAAGTCCCAACGCGCATCGCCCCCGCCCCCTTCAGCGAACCACCCGCGCGGGAACAACCGCGGGGTGCGCACTGGGGCCACTTGCGGCCGCTGGCGGACTAAACCAGCGGCCAATGCACGTCGGAGAGCCCGGACCATACCGCCGGCCCCGACTCTGTCAAACGCCATTCCCCCGCACCCTCGATTCCAGCCCCCCAGGGCCGATCCGCGAACCCCAACGCGCGGCACGATGACCAGGCTGCGCGTTCCCGAAACCACGAATCGCGAATCTCAACGCCCAAAAACCTGGCAAGCTCAACCCCCGTCGCCTTGTCGCCCTCATAAGGGGTGGGGGGGTCTGGTAGTACCTTGGAAAAAAAATCCCAGGTCCCCTCAGTGTCCTGAAAAATCTGGCAGCCTCGACCTCGAGTTTTTTTAGGGTCGCGTTTGGCGCGTCCCGAATCGCTCCCTGGCACGGCTGGAACGCGTTCCTATAGCCCTAGTCCAGGCTGCAGAACATCAGTGATGATGGAGGGTGATCACGGATCATCCACGAAAGTCTGCGCCTAAGCGGCGTATACCGCGAACGCGTGCCAGCCGTGCGATCGGTTCTGTTTGGGTTGGTGGGCGGGGCGGAAGGGTGCCGCGCGGCCTTACATCCCGACGTCGTCACGCCCGCCGGCATCGGGCATCCAGTTGCCCACCTCGCCGCGCGTCTGCTTCGCCCGCCACTTGCTCAGCTCGAGCTTCGCTTCGGCCTTGAGGTACGTGCCCTTGTACCTGCGATCCCGCCGCTTGTCCTCTTGCCTGGGTTGCCACAGGCTGGGCAGCAGGTACTTCGCCCTCATCTCAAACTTCCGCCGCCCCACGGGCTTCCTGTCCGCGATCACCGCACAGTGGCACACGTACGCCTCGTACGCCTCATCCACCGTGAGCCCGTCCTGCGTGGGGTCGATCCCCATCCAATCCGTCTGGAAGGCCTTCACGTGGGCCGTCAGGCGCTCAAACTCCTCGCTCGCCTCCTCCGCCTCACCGCACAGCGAGATCGCCCTGGGCTTGCGCTTGGCCAGCCGCAGCGCCCCCATGATCGCGAACAGCATGATCCCCGCCGCCTCGCGCGGCACGCTGTCCTTGATGCTGGGGTCCTCCCGCCCGAACGCGCTCACCCGCATCGGGAAGAACACAAACCGCCCCGCCAGGGCCGTGCTCTCATCCTGCAGGTCCGGCTCCTCGTTCATGAACAGCACAATCCGGCACCCCAGCTTCACCGTCATCGACGGCTGATACAGGTCCCGCACCGGGATCCGGCCGCGGCCGCTGATCACCTTGAAGATCTCCACCAGCTTGGAGCTGCCCGCCATTCTGCCCACGTGCGCATCAGGCGCGATCGCCACGCTCTTGCCCACCAGCGGCGCCAGCGCGTGCCGGTCCTCCGCGAGCTGGTCGGGCAGGAACGCCGCCACGTTGTCCTCCCCGCACAACGCCGTGATGATGTCCTCTGTGTACCCCTTGCCGCTGCGGCGCTGCCCGACGTACGCGTAGATCTTCTCGATCGACCGGTCAGAGCTCACGATGTCCCCCAGCATCTCCTGATACTGGTCTTCCTTGTACTGATCCCCCTCGCACGCGTCCGCCAGCCACGCGTCAAACTTCGGGCACACCTCGCGGTACACCTCCGCCGGCACCATCGCCCCGCTCACGAGCCCCTGCAGCCGCGCGGTGTCCAGGTCGAATGGCAGGCACGTCGCCGTGAAGATCTCCGACGTGTGCGGCTGCAGCTGCACCCGGCCCGTGCTCAGCACCTCCGCCAGGTCCAGCACGCCGTTCCTGAACACCATCTTGTCCTTCAGCTCATCGACGCCGGCCGTGAACGCGGCCGCCACCTCGCTCAGCCGCGACGCCTTGCCCCACCAGGGCTTGCCCGTTTCGTCGATCGTGAGGGGCAGCCGCGCGGGCATCCGGTCCACCCGCGCGGCCGTGTCGATCGCCAGCGCCTTGACGATGTCCAGCACCTGCTTGTGCGTGGGCGTGTACTTGAGAATCGACGTGCTGCGCCCATGACCCTTCACGTACATGAACCCGTTGCACCAGTTCCACACGTCGCTCAAAATCTCCTCTTCCGAGATCTTGAGGTACCGCCCGCCGCCATAGACCCAGAAGGATGACCCCCACCGCACCAGCCCAAACCGCCGCTGCCCGTCGATCCGCCACTTCTCCCACAGGTACCGCCGCGCCTTCTCGATCGTCCCCTCGGGGATGATCGGCAGCTCGTCCCCCGCCTTGTGCGATGCCCAGGGCGGCGTCTCATCCCCTCCACCAGCCCCACCCTCTCCCCCCTCTGAACCACCCGCGGCGTCACCCTCGCCGGAACGCGTGCCATCCCCGCCGTTCTCCGGCTCACTGGGGGTTTGGGGCGAACTCTTAAGCGCCACCTGCCCCCGCATCAGCCCCCGCCACTCCGGGCTCGTCAGCAACCCCTCGCTCTTGCGCCCCGCCTTCGCGTCCGCGGCCCACACCATCGGCCACGTCACCTCATCCACGCCGTCAACGGGCTCACCCATCCAGACGTCGCCCGGCTTGACCAGCCCCGGCGCCGTCCTGCTGTCGGGCTCCTCGACGATGTAATCGACCCTGGGGAACCTGCTCCACAGCTCGATCGACGCGATATGCCCCGCCCTGCACCCCTCGGCCATGCCGGCGACCTTGTCCGCCGACTGCCCCGCCGCGGGCTTCTTCTCCCGGATCCACTCCTCGAGCATCGCCCTGGCGTCCGCCTTGAGCTTGCGGCCGCTCACCGACGCCGCGATCACCACCGTGTGCACCGGTCCATCGGGCGCGAGCACGCCCACGGGCGGCTGGATGCACGCCAGGCTCTTCGCCTCGTGGAACGCCCACACCGGCAGCCCCGTAGTCCGCATGATCGCCAGGGCGCTCTCAAGCCCCACCGTGAGCACCAGCACGCCATCGGGATACTCATTGCTCAGCCTGATCGGCCGCCCCCGCGCGGCGCCCAGCATCAGCTCCGCGTTGCCCAGCTCGACCCCCCGGGGAATGGGCTTCCCCTCCGGGTCCAGGAACAACCGGTACAGCCCCGCCAGCGCCCCGGTGGGCATGCTGAACGGCGCGATGATCGCCGGTCCCCGCACCGTGCTCTTTTTCCCCGCCGCGTCCGTCTCCGCGCGCTCATAGCACGCCGGGTGGTACCGCAGCACATTGCCGACCAGGCCCGCCGGCAGCAGCGACGGCGTCAGCCCGGCACCACGCAGCCAGTCCGTCACCCTGGTGTGGTCACGCTCGGCCGCGTCCCGCCAGATCTCCAGGCAGATCTCCCGCCACTGCGCCTTGATCTCATCCTCGCGGCTCAAGCGTTCACCGCCTTCGCGGCCGCGTGGGGGGTGGGGGAGTTGGCCACCAGGAACAACCGCGGCGACACGCGCGGGTCCACCACCTCCCGCCGCACCGTGTACCCCGGCAGCTGCTCCAGGTCCTCCTTCAGCAGCTTCTTGCTCTCGCTGCTCAGCCCCACCGCCGCCATCAGCTCCCGGAACGTCATCCCCGGCCGCACCGTCAGCAGCTCCACCTCCCGCCGCCGCCGCTCGAGCACCCCCGCCACCCGCACGCTCACCACCGCCTTCAGCCCCGCCTCGATCGCCGCCCCGTCCACCGTGTCCATCGCCGCCACCGCTGCCGCCCGCCGCAGCGACCCCGTATTCCCCTCGAGCAGCTCCCCCGCCTCCGGCTTCCCCACTCCCAGCCCGCCGCTCACGTACCGCACCCGCGCGAACTGCGCCATCGCCCCCGCCAGGTCCTTCACCGCCGGGTCCAACCCACAGCGGATCCTCCGCAGCACCACGCACGCCGCCCGGGCCCGCCGCTCAATCCCCCGCGCCGTCAACCCATCCAGCTCCCGGGGGTGGGGCTCCTTCCACCCGCCCGCGCGGCACGCCAGCCACAGCCGCAGCCGCGCCACCTCATCCCCTGAAGACACGCTCACCCTGGCCATCCCTGACCGCCCTTCCACGAACCATCGCTGCCTGCGATCGCTCAAGCCCTGCCACACGCCATCCGCCAAACCACGAAACCAAACACGGCCGCGGCGTTCCCGCCATCGCGGCCGTGTGGATCGATCACACCTGGTGCGTGCCTTCAACACCGCGGGCCGCTCGTGCGTCCGTGCGTGACTTCAAGCACACCTGCGCCGCGCGGACGTGATAAAGGGCCTCTATGTTCTCGTTGCACGCGAACGCCCCAGCCTGGGCCGTGACCAGCCGATCCTCGAGGATGGCCAGGAACACCTCGTTGGTGACGCCGTTGATCCCATCAATCACCGGCCCATTCTGAAAACGGATGTTGAGCCCAAACGACGGCGTCAACCCCACGCCGGCGACTTCCTTCCGCGGTCCGAACACGTCGTACCTGAACGGGATCCCGCCCGCGTTCTTCTCTTCACCGCTCGGCTGGATCTCGATCGCCGCATTGCACTCATTGACCTGGTGGCTCGTCAGTTTCCGCATCGTCGATACTCCTCAAACATCAGGGCGTCATTGCCCTGCAGGTTCCAACCGCGAAACACAACGGCCGCAGCGTTCCCACCGCGGCCGCCTTGGGGTCATCCCTCGTCCGGCTCGCCATAAGTCATGCACAGGCCACAGCCGCACGGGCCTTCGTAACCCTCGGGGTGCTCAGTCATGCCGGTCGTTGCGGCGATTGCCTGCTGCTCATCCATCTGCTCGAGCTGTTGCTTTGTCATCCCGCTGCTCCTCAAACATCAGGGCGTCATTGCCCTGCAGGTTCCATCACCGCTTTGCACGTTGCTTGAAGCGTTCCTTGACCGACGGGCAGAATGTGGATCCTGCCGCCGCGCGAACTCCAGCCACCGCACCAGGCCGCGAGCGTTCCACGTGCTCAACACGCTCCTCCAGCCCCATGTTCCTGTTCCTCATCGCGTCATGCTCCGCCTGGGTGAGCTGCAGAAACTGCGACTTGTCCGGACGATTCAGAAGGTCGCTCAGCTTCACCACTTCACCCGTGTTCACGTTCATCGCATTGCTCCTCAAACATCAGGGCGTCATTACCCTGCAGGTTCCAACCGCGAAACACAACGGCCGCGGCGTTCCCACCGCGGCCGTTGTCGATCGACTACACGCGCGGCGGCCAGCTCCATCCACTCGTGCCGGCGGGCGCGTCAGCCGGCAGCTGCGACACCGACGTCGGCCGCAGCTGGCCGTCCTGCAGCGGGTAGCTGCCATCGTTCTGGACGCTGAGGTTCACGCACGTGTCGCTCCACACCTGCGTGATCACCGCCGGGTACCCACTGGGCTTCTGGGTGTTCCCGCTCGGCTGAAAAATCACGACCCTTCCAACACTCGGCTTCTGATCCATCGCAAATCTCCACGAACATCAGGGCGTCATTGCCCTGCAGGTTCCATCACCGCTGCCGACGTCCATCCGCGATCCCGCTGTGCGGACTGTGCGGCGCCTTCTCGGGGTCCGCTTCCCAGTTGGTTGGCTCGATGCCCATGGCCATCAGCAGCGCTACCGCGCGGTTCCGCAGTGCCACGCACTCTTGCGCGTTGTGCCGGATCCCGGGCAGCCTCCCGCCCTGGCACAACTGCTCAGCCAGGTCCTCGTACATCCTCGCGACCGCCACCAGCGAGTTGACCAACTCCATCGCCTCCATACCGGTGGGCTGTGTGAAAGTCAGCCCATCCGCACGCATCTCTTCCAACGTCTTCATCACTCATCCCTCCCCAGCGCCGTCCGCAGCTCCGGCACCACCATCGGGTACCCGCACAGCTTGAAGTACTCCTCCTCGCTGCTCACCACGCGGATCTGCCCCTTGCTGTTCCCCGACGCGTACCGCACGTACCCGTCCTCCTGCACGTACACCCCGCGGGCCCGCAGGTCCGTCACCAGCTTCCTCGAGTAGTCCGCGGGCCCCGTCTTCAGCACCAGCAGCGGCACCCACCCGGCCTCATCCTGGCACGTGAAGATCTCGTGGAACCACAGCCCATCCTCACGCTTCGTCTCCGGCACGTGGTGCATCAGCCCGCGCGTCCTGGGCCCCCAGCAGTGCCCACCATCCGGGTACACGCCTTTAGTCACCACCCCCGCCGCCAGCAGCTCATCGCACCGCCGCATCACCAGGCTCACCCGCGAAGTGCGAACCTCAACGGCCGCAACCTTGGCCGGCCCGACATCTCCGAACAGCCCGCCGCTCGAGGGGGCGGGGGTGTTGACATCAACCCCGCACGCCACCTCATCCACGAACCGCGGCAGCACCACGTGCTCAATGTCCCCCACATCCAGCTTCCGCCGCCGCAGCGACCCCCCAAACTCCCACCGCTCATACGTCCCCTCAAACAACGCCTTCACCGCCTCCGCCGCATACCGCGCCGCGTACATCGACCGCTTGGGCAGTGCGCTCATTGAGCACCCCACAGACTGCCCCTGGGCGCCGACGTCCTCACGGCACTTCGTAGATCCGCGGGACGCCCTCCGTGGCTTCCGACACCACCTTGATCGCCCCGATCTTCACCAGCCGCTTGAGACTCTGCGCGACCGACGCCCCCTTCCTTCCCGTCATGCCCTTGCCCCACTTCATCAACACGCCGTGATTCATTTGTCCCCGCGGAATAGCCCTGTACACCTCCAGCGTTTCCCGACTCATCTGCCCTTCCAGAAGGCTGTTTGGACTCGCCATGCGATTGCTCCTCTGCGTTCCTCTGCGTCCTCTGCGTTCCACTCTCCGCCGCCAGCTCTCTCCCCACCTCCAGCCCGCTCAGCACGTACACCATCACGTCCCCCTTGACGTCTTCCTCAAGCCGCTCCAGCAGCTGCGCCCCACCGCGGGCATCCCCCGCCGCCACCAGCTCCGCCACCCTCGCCTGCGCGGCCTTGACCTTCCCCATGTACTCCGCCCCCCGCATGACCGAGTAGTCGTGCAGCGCCTCCGCGATCGACGCCCCCCGGCACGCCGCCCGCGCAAAGCACCCCCGCCGCACCAGCCCACCATCCACCGGCATCTGTTCCAGGTCCTCACCGCTCATGGCTTCACCCCCAGCGCGTTCTCGGCCAGCCAATCGACGATCACGTCGCCGTGGCACGGCTCATCGCCCTTGACCTTGCACCAGCACCCCAGCCGCTTGCCGCGGCACGCCATCAACGCCGACTCGATCGGCCCCTCGTCCGCCGCATGACCCCACAGCCACTGGCGGTACAGCCGCACCGCCTGAGCCGCTCCACCCTCGCAGTCTTCGCCGCGGTACGGATTCCCCAGCACGCTGCCCTTGCGGACCCTGACGTCACGCGAGCGATGGATGGGCCGCCCGATGTAGACGTCAAAGCCGCGCGGGTCCTTCACGTTCACCACCGACGTCGGCCACGCGATCGGGCACACCTGCATCTGCGGCGGTTCCGGGTTGAACCACCCAAACAACCCCGGCTTATCCGGGAACTGGACCGCGACCAGCATGGTGTTGGGATCGACCTTGCACACGGTCCCCGCCTGGCCGTTGCGGTGGTGCGCTGCGTCCGCGATCGCGACCAGGTCGCCCACCGTGAACGTCCGCCCCAGCTCGTCGATGATGCTCTGTCCCTTTGCCATCCGTGGCACCCTCCTGCGTCCCTGCGAACCGCGAACCTCAACGCCGCAAAACCTGCCCGGCCTACAGCTGCGTGGCCTCACGCCACTGCACACCCATGGGCGTCAGCTCGATGTAGTTGGTCTGGAACTGCTCGCTGAGCTTGACCAGCCCCTCGGTCTCGAGGTCCCGCACCGCCGCGGCCGGGAACAGCTGCAAGCCCAGCTTGCTGGTGAGCTCCGCCCGCTTGATCCGGGCCCGGTCGATGGGCAGCTTGCCCAGGATCTTCCGCTGCTCACCCGTGGCCTTGAACCCCGCGCGGAGTGTGGGCGCCGGCGGAGCCGCCACCGCGGCGGGGCCCTTGCTTACAGCCCGGGGGGTGGGGGTGGGGGCCTGCTGGCCCTTGCTCTCATCCAGGTCCGCGTCCGCCACTTCCGCCGGCAGCGTGCTCGCGACGATCACCTGCTGATTGAGCCCTCGGTACGCCTCGACCTTCACACCCTGCTTCCGCAGCTTCGCGATGTGCACGCTGTAGCTCTTCGGAGCATCCGGCCACTCGAAGTACTCGCCGCCCTTGAGCTGCTCGGCCTGCTGGATCGCCTCCAGCACCTCGGGCTTCATCGCCCGCGACTTGCGAAACTTCACCGGCTTCGGACCCTTCTTGACCACGATTCCCATACCAGCCTCCTTGCCTTGTTTGCTAACCCGTCACCGTTCCCCGTCCCGCACACCGCCACCCGCCCTGGACGCCGGCCGCCATCGCACCCGCGGCACCCTTGACACGCCCAGGGCGGTCCACCCACCCACCCGCAGTCACTTCTTCTTCTGTTTCTTCTTCCCCTTCACCGCGGCCGCGGCCTTCGTCTTCCCGCCGCCCTTCGCCTTGTTCGCCGCGATCACCTTCCCCACCGGCGGGTGCACCTTCGCCGTCTCGGCGTTGGCCAGCTTCGACCGGCTCGCATGCACCTTCACGCCAGCGGGCAGATCGCCGGTCAAACAAGGCTTGCCGACACCCACCTTGCAGCTCGGGCACGCGTGGTTCAGCGGCCCGGCCTTCAACAGCTTCTCGGCCTTGGGCATGAAGTCCGCCAGCACCGGCGCCCGCGGCACCTTCAGCTCCCACGTCGCTGCCAGCTCGATCAGCACTTCGGTGCTTACCTGTTCCAGCGAGTTCGTCACCGGGCAGTAGCTGCCCTCCACGTCCTTCTCAATCGCCGCGATGTCGGCGATGGTGGGGGCCTTGGTGCCCTTCAGCAGCTTCATCACCACCGGGGTGATGATCTTCTTGTCGTACCCGTTGGGCACCAGCTTGTTCTCGCCCAGCATTGCCGTTGCCGCGGCGCGGCCAGGCTTGCCGTACGCCGCATCCAGTACGACCTTGAAGATCTTGGTGCCGTACTCGCTCATCGCCCGCTCGAGCTCGCGATTGGCCTTCGTCTCCGGCGACTCTTTCAGGTCCCCCGCCGCCAGCCGCTTCTTTGCCGCCGCGGGCTTCTTCTCAACCTGCTGCACCACCTGCTGTGCGAACGAATCCCCCCGCAGCCCCGCCGGCGCCTGCGCCTCCAGCGTCTTGGTGTTCATCGCCGACTTCTGGTCTTTCTTCGGCTCAGCCTTGATCTCCTTCGCCACCCGCGCGGCCTCCGCCTTGCTGATCCGCTCCGCCTCGGCGCGCTTGACGTCGAAGCACTGTTTGTTCAGGCACAGCCCCTCGGCCGCGGCCGCCAGGTCGCTCTTCTCGCCGCCGTCGAACAGCTTCAGATCGTTCTTGGAGTTGTGCGGGCACCCCACGCACGCCTGCCGGCCCGCGAAGGTCATGTCCAGCTTCCAGGGCACCGTCTTCAGCGTGAACATCAGCTCGCTGCACCGCTCCCGCACCTCTTCAATGTGCCGCGGCACCTCGTCCCAGTTGTACTTCCGCGTGAGGCACCACTCCGCCACCTCGTCCCGCACGGTGGGGTCCGCCAGCTTCGCGATCTCCCGCGCGTGCTGCTTGGGCAGCTTCACGAACGCCCCATCCGGCTGCTTCATCCCCTCGGCCATCAGCCGAAAACCCACGCTCTTCTCGCTGAACCGCCCCAGCCGCAGGTGATCCCGCACCCACGACACCGCGTGCCCCAACCGCTTCGCGATCGCCTGGCACACCTGCTCTTCGCTCAGGTCCTCGCCGCGCGTCTTCCCATCGGCCGTGAGGACCTCGCTCAGCTTGCACACCAGCCGGACGATCTCCGCCAGCTCGAGGTCCCGCCGCGCGAGGTTCTCGATCGCCCGCACGCTCTCGATCTCCAGGTCGCTCATGGGCCCGGAAACGAACGCCTTGATCGTCTTCCACCCCAGCTTGCCCGCGGCCGTGAACCGCCGCTCGCCGAACACCAGGCGGAAGGGCGTGTTGTGCGTCACGGGATGCACCTGCGTCACGCGGATCGGCTGCTGCTGCCCCTCGCGGGCCAGGCTCTCCGCCATCCGCGTCACGCCCTCGGCGTCCTCGAGCTCCTTCATCCGGTGATTGCCGCCGTCCAGGTAGATCCTCGACAGCTCAACCTCCTCGAGGTTCCCCAGCGGCACCGCGGCAACGGGCGCCGCCGGCACCACCGCCACCTTGCTCTTCACGATGCCCTCAACCTTGCCCGCCTTCTCCGCCACCATCGCCGTCGTCATGCCCATCCCTTTCAGTTGCGAACCGCGAACTCCAACGCCCAAAAACCTGCCCCGCTCAACCCCTCCGGTCGTTCCCGTTACCGATCCCCGCCACCGCCGGCCCGAACGTGCACACCCCCATCAGCAGCACCCCGCACACGCACGGGAACACCCACAGACACGTCTTGATCAGCTCCATCACGCCCTCACCGCCTTCCGGTCCAGCTCCTCGAGGGCCCACGCCGCGGCCTTGCGTGTGATCAGCTCCAGGTCCGCGATGTTGATCTCCCAGCTCTCGAGCGTGCGGTTGCCACGCACCTCGTCCACGATCGACGTGTAGACCACGCCCACGGCCCCGCTGGTGGGGCAGAACCCGCGCGACACCGTCAGCGTCGCCGTGATCAGCGACGTCGCCGCGATCCTCACGGCCATCTGCTGCGGCTGCCACGCGGGGCTCAGCCGGTCCGGCCACTCCACCAGCTTCGGCGTCGCCGCGGGCGGGAACGGGTTCTGAATCCCCACGCCATCCAGCCGCTTCCGCAGCGACGCCTCCCGCGCGAGCCGCTTGAGCCTGGCACGCCGCACCCGCTTGTGCACGATGTCCGCGATCATCAGCCCCGGCACGACCGACCCGACCACGGCCAGCACGATCACCGCCACCGACGTCAGCTCACTCAGCAT